TATACTCGTTATGAGTCTAGAGATACTGAGTATGGCACTCCACAAGAACGCCTTGCAAGCGGTGTATCGCAAGTAGGGGGTGTTGGTGCTCTTCTTTCTTTGATGGATTATATGAATAGTGGCTCTCCTGCCCCAATGTTCCAAATGGAAGATGAAGACACTAGGAAGGCTGGAACTGGCAGGGTTTACAGAGACGAAGGATCTAAAACTATGTTTGTTCAGACAGCTCAAGAAGGAGGCGGGTATGCTGACAGAGGAAGAAAACTAACATCGGCTGATGTTGGCGACATAACTGGTTATTCTGGTGACGTCTCTCCTTCTGATAGAAGAGTGTTAAACTCACTGCTTCAGAATGAAGATGTCATTAGGTATTTTATGGATATCTACGGGGAGGGGTCTAGCGACTACGAGAAAGTAAGAACCTACTCGCAAAGAGGTTCTGATAAAGATAGCGCTTACGGCACTAACAGGGGTGTAGGCAGGGTAGATCCAAGTTGCAAGGGAGGACAATGTTGGCAAGATTAATATGCAGTTAAGTAAAAATTTATCATTAAAAGAGGTAGTGAAGTCTAATACAGCTACTAGGCTAGATATAGACAACACTCCAAGCGAACAAGCTATAAACAATTTAAAAGGTATAGCCGAACATGTATTTCAACCGTTACGCGATCGCTTCGGCGTTCCCATTGGGGTGTCATCGGGGTATCGTTCTCCCGCTCTCAACAAGGCTGTCAACGGCAGTCGCACGTCGCAGCATATGGTGGGCGAGGCGCTCGATATTGATGCGGACATTTATGGTGGACTGTCTAACAAAGACATCTTTGAATTCATCAAAGACAACCTAGTATTCGATCAGATGATATGGGAGTTTGGTGATGACGAGTCGCCTGCTTGGGTACACGTATCATATAAGAGCTACGGGGAGAATAGAGGCCGTATTTTAAAAGCCTATAAAGACGAAAACAAAAAGACAGTCTACTCAGTCATCTTTAAATAAAGCGTAGAACCTCTGTACTAGCAACCTTGCTTTTTGGGTTATAGCGTAACGAACTCTATAGCTGTACTTGGTCTCTTCTCTAAACATATGAGCGTCTGGGTCGTTAGACGGGGTTAGTTTATCAAAGTGCTTGTACACCATGTCTTCTTTTAACAGCGGGTACACTATCCTGTCCCCCATGTTGTTTTTATTCATCCCGTACTCACTGGATGCAAAGTTTATAGTCCAGAACTCTTTGTCATAGGCCCACAAAAGAAACTCTAGATGACTAAAAGATATTTTGTTACTCTCACAGAACATAAGTCTTTTGGACCTCAGGTCTTTTAAGTAGTTGTCTTTAACGTACCTATCCTGCATGGCCGAAGCCTCTCTAAATAGCTTTTTTTTCTTTACTCTAGATTTAGGCATAAAAATTTGTATCTTAGACAAAAATAAAGAATGAATCCTAAAGACGCTAATATTCTGGGTGAGGTTTACTCTAAAATGCTAGAGATAGAAGATTTAATCAAAGAAAACGACCTGTCTAGTAGAGTGCTTTCAGTAATGATGCTAGGAATCATAGACGAAAAAGACGAGTACTGCCAGGACGAAATGGTAGAGATGAAGTCTGTATTTAATTTTAACATCGAGTCTGTTGAGGAGCTTGAGTCTATAATAGAGGCGTTAAGGGAGATGTACGAAGGCCCAGACGATCTTGACGACCTGCTAAGCGGGCTTGGTTTATCTCTAAACTAATGGAAGGATTAATAAGAAAAATAATAATTGGAACTGACCCAAAAAACGGCATGGCGTATTATGTTGGTATGCCTTTGCGTGACGGATCGAAAGTTTCAGCTATAGCGCTAGATCAAGAAAAACTCCATAGATATGCTATGCGTAGGTATCTTATATATGTCAACGCAGACGGTAATAACAAAATATGGAAGTCTGTAGACGAAATGCCATGCGTAATAGAATACGATTTAAACTTTTAATACAATGCAATCACTTAGAGACTTTATTGTTCGTCTGGACAAACGAAGTAACGACACGATTAAAACAGAATCGGGTCTTGAGCTGTACGTAGATTCTAAATTTGAGGAATTCGAGAGAAGGGTTAACGAAGGCGAAATCATTTCTACCCCTTACAAGTTTGACACAGGTGCTAAGCCAGGCGACACCTTGTATTTTCATCATCACGTAGTGACGCAGAAAGCTCAACAGATAGACGAATTAAAAACAGACAAGTCTTTAGAGAACGCATATGTTGTAAAATACTCTAGAGAAAACGAACTAGGCAATCAATCGTTTTGTTACAAAAGCAAAGACACAGGGGAATTAAAACCTCTATGGGGGTGGACTATACTAGAGCCTTTAGAGGAAGAGGAAGAAGAGCAAGTAGGTTTGATAGAGGTAGTAAAATTAAAGAAAGATCCAGTGCTTAAGGCTAGAGTTTTTCTTGAGTCTGATTTTACAAAACAGAACAACCTCAAGATAGGAGACGTAGTGGGCATAATAAAAGGTATGGATTACAAGTTTGTAATTGATGAAAAGCCTTATTTTCGCACAAGAAACGTAGATATACTTTATGTCGAGGAGCAAGTTTAGTACGGTATCCGCTTCCGAAAAACTCATGGAGAGCATGTCTATTGCTATACACAACATGATAGAGGAAGTTAAGCGACCTGTTGATCAAGAAGCTAGCGGTTCGGCTAGAAAAGCAGAACTACAATCTGTTAAACAAACGGCAATAGATTGCAAAGAGCTAATTATTGAGCGTCAGAAGCTAGAGCAAATGATAAAAGAATTAAAAGAAAATGGGGAAATTACTGAACAGAAAGATTACAGTGGGGGATTCGCTGAGCGTTTCTCCAAATGATCTCATATACTGGGATGGATGGCATGAAAATCAATTAACTAAAANAGACACAATGGAAGAACTTATTTCACTTGTACAGATGTGGGCCAGAGACAGAGGGCTCATCGAAGAAGAAAACGCATCTAAACAGATGCTCAAGGTTGTAGAGGAACTAGGAGAGCTAGCGGGATGTTTAGCCAAGAAGAAAAACAGAGAAGAAACCACGGATGCTTTTGGTGACGTAATGGTCACCCTTATTATCTTAGCAGCACAGACAGGGTACGATCTGGAAAAGTGCCTTGAAACAGCTTATAACGAAATAAAATTAAGAACAGGTGAAACAAAAGACGGGGTTTTTATCAAGGGTTGATTTAAGTTTTTACTTAGACGCTGAAGAGATAGGATTAGGGGTTTTCTATGAAAGACACAGAAGAGGTAGGATTTTCTCTATCTCGCTGCTCATGTTGCATTTAAGAGTCTTTATAAAAGACAAGCCTGTCGAGCGAGTCTGGTATTAACGTTTTTATTGGTTAGTCAGGTGGCCCACTGCATAATTGGGTCGATCAACTTGGGATGTAGCTCAGTTGGTTAGAGCACCTGTCTTATACACAGGCGGTCATGGGTTCAAGTCCCATCGTCCCAACAATCAGGGAAAGCTCCTGGTTATTAGCCTCTTACTTTTTAATCTGAGGTTAATTTTAAAATTGCTCCCTCGCAACGGTGAGGGGCTTATGCCCTCGTAGCTCAGATGGATAGAGCAACGCACTTCTAATGCGTAGGTCTCAGGTTCGATTCCTGACGGGGGTACTAAACTTTAATACAATGCCTAATTTATCTTGCCCTGATTGCGGAAAAGAAAAGTACGTAGACAAGCTTACCATTAAGATTAAAGATGGTGAGACATACTCTCCTGAAGCGGAATGCGAGTGTGGTGGTGTTATGATCAACTCAAGCCCTAAACAAGGCATACCTAGCTTAGGTAGAATGAATAATCTTGGTCAAAGTTATTAATGTCCAATCTAGTAAACATAGAAGAGTATGAAGATCAAGCTATTAAAGTCGACCCTAACGGCACAGAAGGTGATCTCATCGAGCTTCATGGGCTTCTTGTTGTGCTACCTAAAAAACCCAAAAGATCAGACATTCTGTTCTACGATAAACCAAAGTCTATGCAAGTGTGGCAAAGGCTGGAAATGCCAGAAGAGCTACGTAGGATTAGAAGCATGGATGAGTGGTATGAGAGGCCAAAGGAGTTCCGCAATCGCTTCTCTTCATACATCGAACAGGAGTTTGACCGCCGTCGCAACGGTGTTTGGTTTTACAATAACGGGGAGCCTACGTATATTACAGGCCGACACTACATGTTCTTACAGTGGAGTAAAATTGATATTGGCTACCCTTCCTACTTATCCTTTCAGCGTGAAATATTTTTACACATGGCTGCGTGTGAAGCTGATCCTCGTTGTATCGGTCAGCTTTATACTAAGTGTAGGCGTTCTGGCTACACTAATGTCTCTTGTTCTATACTTGTGGACGAAGCTACTCAAGTTAAAGACAAACTTCTTGGTATTCAGTCGAAGACTGGTAAAGACGCTCAAGAAAACATTTTTATGAAAAAAGTGGTAGCTATATTTAAAGGCTACCCTTTCTTTTTTAAACCTATACAGGATGGAACTACTAATCCTAGAATGGAATTGGCTTTTAGAGAGCCATCAAAAAGGATAACAAAAACAAACAAAACATCGAATGTAGGTGACGCTCTAAACACCATTATTAACTGGAAGAACACAACCAACAATGCATACGATGGTGAGAAACTTCATTTTCTTTATCTTGATGAAGCTGGAAAGTGGGAGAAGCCATCTGACATCCGTGAAGCGTGGAGGATTGAAAGAACGTGCCTTATTGTTGGCCGTAAAATTGTGGGAAAAGCTTTGGTGGGTAGTACAGTAAACCCTATGGACAAAGGCGGAAAGCAATATAAAGAGTTGTGGAACGATTCAGACCCGTCAGAAAGGAACGCAAACGGAAGAACCAAGTCAGGGCTGTACAGAATCTTTATACCAGCATATGAGGCTTTAGAAGGGTTTTTTGATATTCACGGTAACCCAGTCGTAGAAGACCCTGAAAAACCATTAAAAGGGGTGGACGGGGCTCCAGTAGAAGTGGGGGCTAAAACGTATCTTAAAAACGAAAGAGGCGGCTTGAAGCACGATCCAGGCCAAATGAACGAAGTGATACGACAGTTTCCATTTACAGAGGACGAAGCTTTTAGAGACAGTATCGACGGCAGTATTTTTAACATCGGTAAGATATATCAGCAGATAGACTTTAACAACAATATGTTTCCAAACCCTGTAGTCAGGG